GTTAGAGTCATTTCTATTGACTCATCACCAAACATATCCGCTAATACACCATCAATGTAAAGCTCTACTCTATACATACCTTGTGTCGAATGCTTGTTCTACCTCAATCGTGTAGTTAATCATCTTGTCGTTAATAGACTTTTGTAGCCTCATTGAGCCACTTATAACATTGACCGGAGAAGTGTCCAACATAACTCTCTCGCTCATCATAAGGTCTTTGATAGTATCGCTGTTGCTCTCATCTACCCAACCGGTATTCAAGGTAATCTTTAGTTTACCATTTGTGTTGATACGTTTGTATTGCTCAAGGTCAGTATCGTGAGAGACTCCGCTTCTGCTTATGGTCAAGTTACCCTTGCGATATTGTTCGTGTTGCACCTCAAAGTCATCATCACTACGCTTGAAAAAGTTCAAGAACTCCCAAGTTCCATATTTGTTTAAGAAGCGTATTGTCTGTATTGTGTACTTAGGCTCACACTCTTTCACTACGTTGAGTGTTGCTACCTCATTTGAGCCGTCATCAACAAGTACAATTTGATAAGTATCTTGATTGATAGGTCTATCTGAAGATGCTCCGGTATAGCCATCGCTTGTTAGCCAATTATTCAAGCCGGTATCTCCGATAGGAATACGAGTAATTTGATTCTCCGGCTGAACATTAGCTTGATAACTTGTAATATCAAAAGTATGCTTTGTTACACCACCTACCTTGTACCTAACACTATCTATCGTTTCAGCTCCGTAAGAACCAAGCCACAAAGAAACCATTTCATTACCACTTGTTTTGGTATGTATTGTTGTTGCGTTGTTCAAAAAACCCGCTATGATAACTGCTGAATCTAAGTCTTGCTCGTATCCATAGTATCCTTCTGAAACCGGAAAAGTGCTTGAGCTTCCCGTAGCGTTAGTTATAACTGTTGGTGCTGATACTGAATAGTAGTTAATTATATAATCTACATCTACCCAAACAACGTTGTTGTTTTGTTCTGATGTTGGTGAGTTTCTTGTAATGTTGGTGTCAAAAACACCACCAAGTTCTTCACGAACCAAAGGTGCTATGTCAAACCCAACTTCCTCTGCGTTAGAAACAAACTTATCTCTGAACAGCGTGTAGTCGGGATTGGTAGGACGGCTTGAGTAAGAACCACTCCATATAAAAACCTTTATTGTGCAGTCCACAATAGACTGAATCTCGTTTACTGCTCCGGCAACGGTAACGAATATCGGGCTTCTTGCGACTGAAAGTGTTGAAGGTGCAATAATGCTTGGCATTAGAATATACTTTTTAGTGTGAACTTCATAAATTCTTCGACATCAAGTTTGAATGCTGTTCGTATGTCAGAAGGTAGCTTCTGAAAGCCCAACTTGAATGCCCTTGTAAAGAAGTAACTTGGTTTGATGCCATTGTAGTACAGATGTCTTTGTATTAAATAGCTTAGACTCTTACGAGATACGAATCTACCTTGCTCATCTCGCACTCCCTTGAGACCTTTGCGAACAACCCACTTATCAATAGGACCTCGAGGTGGCATCTTGTTCTTGTAGCTGTATGGCGTATTGTACTTCTTCTTGATACCACTCACACCTTTGTCTTGGAACTCTCCGTAGTCCTCCATCTCGAACACAAAGCTAAACGATGCACCCGAGCCACTTGCTCGGAAGTCGTAACCCAAACTATCATAGAGCGTCTTAGAGACGTTCTTTTTCTTTTTGGTTAGGTTGCTTCGGCTTTGTTGTACAACGTACTTACCGAAGCTCTCAAACGTCTCCTTGAGGTATGTGGTCTTGAACAGTCCCACACTAACAAGCTGATATGTCGGTGTTCGGTATTGAGATATTCAAAGTCATATCCCAACCGGCTACTTGGTTATCAAACCTTTCTACGAATGGCTCACAAGAAGGACTGCCTTCTATCTGAAACTTGTCTTGGAATAAACCACCTCTTGATAGCACACTCCACATTCTATTGGCTACTGCGAGCATTGTGTTCAACACATCTTGCTCGTTGTCGTTACCTCGGAATGGTATGCCCGCTTTAGGCTCGTCCTTGTTGAAGTCCACTACGTCCATAAATAGTATGTTCATATTGAACGTCATAGTATGCTCTTGGAACGTTACGTTCTGAATCACGATATGAGCCAATGGAAAGATTGTCTGCTTGGCTAAGTCCACATCAAGTAAGTCTCCTTCCGTTACTGTGTTGATGCTCTCGTTTGACTCGAGCGTTGTGCGTAGCTTTTCTAATATGTCGTAGTATCCTCTCATACTTTAAGTAACTTACGTTCTATATCCGTTTTCTCTTTTTCGAACTCCAAATACATCAATGCGGTATGTAAGGGAAGTCTGCTAACTGCTTCAAATCTTGTAACGTCTCCTTGAGAGAGTTGATAGAAGCTGCTATACCAACCCCACTTTCTTCCGAAGTTTGCTTGTGCGCTAAGGTCTTGCTCTCCTCCTCCAAATAGTCCATCATAGCTGTCGCTAAGTCCGTTCCTAAATGATAAAAAAAAACCAACGCTCCCAATACCACGTCCATTGTAACCTCCTTCATATAGTCGGCATACTTATCCGTGCCGTCATATTCTTCTATCTCATATAGCTCTCTTGCTTCTGAGACTATCGGTCGATACAGCACAGCCATAGCTCGGTGCATATTCTGCCAATCCGTTATGTTGTTGTCAAGGTCTACGTATTCCCCAAGGCTTATTTGTTCTAAGTTCGGTATGAAGCCAAATAAACGCTTTCTAAGAGTCGTTTGTTTTTTTAGCGAAGGCTTCCCTCCGAAGTAATTAAATACACGCTTAGCAAGGCTATTTACCTTGTTGTATGGCATACGGTCTACAATAAGCAACGGCACGTTGCAGAATATCTCAACACACTTTTGTGTCAAGAAGATATCGTCCTCACTTTTTAGAGCAAGAAACTTCTGATACTGCTCGAGCGTAATCTCGTGTAGTCCTTCCGGTACAATGATGTCTACCTTCATATCCAAGTAACTGATTTATCTTACAGCGTACCTTCCGTAGTTAGGTCTGCTGAGTCGGTTGTATGTTGCGTATCGTACTGCATCAATAGCGTGGTTGTTCTCGTCAATAGGTTTATTCAAAACTCTACCATTTATGTCCTCTACGAATTTATAATTTCTTAGCTCCTTAATCAAGTTAATACTTGATTTAGTTACATTAAGTCTATATCGCTTGAGCATATCAATACCCGCCATTACTGAATCCCTTCCTTTGGCTGTTGGCTTGATATTCCAACCAAACAACTGAAGCTCCTTGATACTCTTGGGTTCAGCACTATCTGCAAATATCTCAGTCCTCTTGTCAAAGCCAATCGTCCTTAGCTTATGGTGTATATCTCGGTTTGTCAAACCGGTCTGATACACAAGCTCCTCGAAGTACAAGTCTAAGTCCTTACGATATGCAAGTACAAGTGTCGTAGGGTCATTGGTAAATCCAAAGTCCATACCCGCTGAGATGAGTGATGCTCCTTCGGGTATCATCTCTACCTCGTTGTGTTGGAATATGATTGCCTTGCTTTGACCACGCTCACCAAGACCATATATCTGCCAATACTGCTCATCGGTTTGCTTGAGTCTTTCAATCTCATCTATAAGCGTCTTGGATAGGAACGGATTATCAAGGTATGTTGTCTTGTAGAACTCGGCATCATCTCTTGGTATTACCTTGTCGTATATCCAATGGTATTCCATAGACGGATTGTAGTCAATGATAACCTTACCCGATGTTCTCATAATAAGCTGCTGCCACGACTCAAAGTCTACTTCGTTAGCTTCGTTCAAGTAAAGTAAGTTACGCTTTCTACCACGTACCTTTTGAGGTTGGTCGAGCGATATGAACTCAATCATATTACCGCCAAGCCTATACTCATTGCTACTCTTGTTGTGAGTCTCCGGGTCATAGACACCGGCACGTTCTATTATCTCAAAGAAGTCCCTCATAACTGTTGCCCGAACAGCCGGAAAGGTTTTACGGCATATAGTAATGATTTGACCGGTGTTCTCGGGAGCAAGACAATAAGTGAGAATCCATATAAGGATATTGTACGTCTTGCCGGAACGTGTACCTCCTTGCTCTATAACAATTCTGCTATCGCTATTTTGGAGATGTCTAAATACTACATTAGTCTGAAGCGTTGCCATCTATAATCTCTATACGCAATCCCTCTCCGCCATCGTGCTGTATCTCTTGTCGCTCGATATATCCTCTGTTCTTGCCTTTGGTCTTGAGATAGAATATCGTAGACGTGGGATTCCCTTTGCTGATTTGTTTGTGCAGTTGTGTTTCTGCAAAGTCCAAAGCTACATTCACAAGGTCATCTACCGACTCCTTGTAGGACTCGTCCTCACGAAGCCATTTGTAGTGTGTTTCTCTTGAGATACCTACGCTTTTACAAGCCGTTGTAACAACACCTAAACTTTTCTCAAGTGCTTGAAGCATTGCCTTTTTAGTTGTGTCAGTTTTTGTCATTCTTCTTCTTGTTCTTCAGTAGCTCGTTGATACTCGCACCTTGTAGTTCTTCCTTTCTTATTCTAAGCGTATCTAAGTGTTCCTCATCGAGACGTTTATGTTCTCTCTCGGTTTTTATTTTACGGATTCTTGCTATCTCATCATCGAGAGGTTCACACTTCCACATTTGTTCGAGTGAGTAATATACGGCAGAATATCTATATGCGTGTTCGTTGTCGTATTCTATTGTGCTTACTCCGTGTAGAATATCTTGTCCGTTGAAGATTGTTACGGTCTCGTCTGCTACTTCGAGTGCAAGGTCGAACTCGGGTATTACAAGATACCCTCCCGACACATCTTTCTTGAATACAACCATATTGGATAGCACACCTTTGAAGTTACCGGCATCGTAGTGGTACTTGAGTTGATTGTTCTTGTTTACGATACCCGATGTAAACGGACTTCCTCCGATAGTCCAATCTTGCATCACTCGTTCTTCTACGAGCTTGGTATGGAACTCGTATCTCTCGGGAAAGTGTTCTTTGTAATATCCTACGAGCTCCTTTGCAAATTGTGTGATAACATAATGTTGCTTCTTCTCGTTTATAGCCATAGCCGTTACGGTACAGTAGTCGTGCCTCATTGCTATTCGTGGCGAGTAACCAAATATAGCGCTTGTAGAGACCAATCCTCTCGAACGCTTACCGGTGGAATAGCCGATATTTTTAACAGCCCAACGAAGCGCTGAGGTATCTGTATTGAGCTTCTTGTATAGTATGACCGGTTCGTTATCGCAGTAGATGATTACATCTTCTTTGATTACTTGGCTTACATCAGAGCGTTTTGCTGTTCGTTTCTTGAACTTAGCAACATCAATCTCGTTACGTTCGAGGTGTAGTTCTTTCATATCGGCTTAGCCTTGTACATTTTATCAGTTAGTTTCGGCTCGTACTTCCAATGCTTATCCGGTTTGTGGATAACCTTGATTGTCGGGTCGATTTCCTTAAATAACTTTATGTCCTCAAGGTAAAGCTTGGCTCGGTCAAAGCATTGCGCTCCTCCCTCATTGCTTCCAACCGGTGCTGTGTGCATAGGGTGTTTTGAACACCTCAGCACAAATCCGTTGTTTCTAATAGCCATCATATAGTAGAAGAAATCCTCTATCTGCTTGAGCC